TTTCATTCTTCGTGATGAATATCACCGCAAAATGGTACACATTTACTAACAAAGAAGAAGCGACCGGATATGCGACGGAAGCTGCTACTTATATAGAAGACATAATGCGTAAGGCATTTTTCAAAAAAAAGCCAACACGCCCAACATACGAGACAAATTAGTAACTATAAAAAATGTATTATGGCTGAAAATAAAAAAAACTTGACCGTTACCCAGCAAGTAAAAGAGCTTGTTTACGACATTCAGAATAAAGCCTATCTTACGGGACAGGCACGTGAAGCGGAGGGTAAGAAGAATTATGAGGCGGCATCAAATATGCAAGCCAGTGATGATGAAGAAAACAGTTATCAGATTCGGCGTTCTTTGGCCAATGCATTCTCTGCTTTGAAAAGCCTGCTCGGAGAGTATCTGTCGGAGGATAAAAGTACAAGCGACAATCTTATCAATTCGGAGATTGATAACGATGGTGAATTGACATTGGCATTTGAGTTACCGAGTAATTATAACAATGCTTCTGCCGACAGTCTCGGTAATGGCATACATTCCTATCTTGTGGACATGGCATTGGGTGATTGGTTTGCTATAACCAACAAGGAAGATGCCGACACCTACGTTGCCCATTCAGCAGTAAGTTTGGAAAATGTGAAACGTGCGCTTTACAAACGTAGCAGACCCGAAAGGCCGTCGTATAATTAATATCTTTTTGTCTATGGGATATTGTAACAACAGTAAACAAACGAAGTCTGTAAAGTTGATATTTAAACGTACAGAATTGATTTATGACATAGAGAACTATTCTTTTGTCGAGGGAGATATAATGAATACGGATAATGAACATGCCCGACATCAAGTATTCGACATCGGTCAGGACGGCAATATAGACCGTATTACTCGTGTGCTAAATCTTGCCCATTCGGAATGTGTTGAAATGTTGTATCCCTACACCAAAGAGGAAATTACAGATGAACAAGAAGCTCTTGATGATATTCTTGTTGTACCGGAAGAATATATTATCGCTCTTACTTTACCGGAAGGATTCTCCCTCTCAACGGTAAAACTACTGAAATATCTGATTCATGAATATCTTGTATGCCGAGTACTTGAAGATTGGATGAGTATAACCAATCCGAGTAGTAAGTCGAATTGGGAAGAGAAGATGAAAAGTCTTAAATTGAAAATACAGACATCGCTTGTTTCGAGAACTGGTAAGATACGACGGAAACTCAAACCATTTTAACAGCAGTAATAGATAAGAGCTGAGGCACATCGTGCAACTCAGCTCTTTCAATAAACAGTCCTATTGAACTTAATATCTTGCCAATATTTTCATTTTCAGTTCTTGTGCTTGTTTAGCAGATCCACGCCAAGGTAGACATCCATCATATACAGTAGCCCAAGGCAAATACCATGCTCGTTTTACCTCTACTTCATAGTACCCAATAGTTGCTTGTACAATTCTTACTTTTACCATTTTTATTTATCCTTTTATCAGTTGTTAGAACGGTAATCCGCTTTCGTCAGGTCTACAATCCTCAATTTTGTATTGAGTATCTTCAACTGATTTTATTGTACATAAAACATACGCTTTCTTCTTAAATAGAGTAGAAAGTCTTTTCGCTTCATTTTCAGCATTTTGTAAATTTTCATGTTTGTAGGTAGGAGTAGCACATCCTTCTACGAATACCATATAAAATTTATCTATATCTTTTAAGTTTATTGTTTTAATTTAATTGTTATAAAAATATTCACTGCATTTAAAACCCTTTCGAGGAGAAAATTCAGAAAAATCACAAGACTTGAATAACCACGTCCTGTTTGCCCATCTGGCAAGGTCTAATTCGTACTGTTTAGGTTTATGATTGTTTGTGAAATCTCGATATGGCTGTACAAAAGGAGTAATGCCCAAGCCCTTTAATGTATTAAGCCGGTACAAGTCCTGTTCGATAGTCGAATTAAAACCGACCAACACATAGCAAGTAATTTTATAGGGTTTCACATACTTAATCATCTCCCTTAATCGATCTGTCAAATCAAGCTGTGGCAAATCCCATGCTATGTGAATATTCTGTTTCATTTTCAGCTTATTCAGGTAGTATGCTTGTTCTTCATCCATGATTCTAACATCAACTCCATGAAGTTTTATAGGTTGCCCAACTTTCATAAGATAATTTACAGCATTTTTCCATTCCGGATTCGCAAAAAAGTTATTGTCCAATACTTCAATCCATTTTCCCTGTGGATTTAGAGCAACCGGAGAAACAGGTTGAATATATCCTTCTTTCTCACGAACGAGACAGAAAGGGCATTTTCGAATACAACCTCTTGAAAAAAACTGAATAGAAAAAGGATATTGCGGATAAATGGAATAATCCATTAGCAAACTATTTTCTATCTTTTCAGAAAGTCTGCTTGCAATGTTATATCCTGTACCACCTTTCTCTGTTATACTCGCCTGCAACGTCAAATAGTTGAAATCAGGAGTGAAAGTAAATACCTTACTCGCCATCACTTTGTCGTATTTATTAAAAGGAGTTGCCCATTCCACATGATTGCCTCTTGCTTTATAATATGCCGATGCACGCATAAGGGCGAAGTTTGGGAAGTTGTGTCCGTCTACATCTATTAATCCGATGTTCATTTTATGTACAGTTTTATGTTAATTGGCTCAATAATGTATTATCGAAATATTCACAAGCAACATCATCGGCTTTTGCGGCTTCTTTACCCCCTAAACAACATTCGCAAAAAGAGTCACAATCGCCACAACGGTGTGTCATAACATTGGAATATTTTATATTTGTACATGTCCCGTACTCAGGAGGATTGAGACCGCATAAACAAGTTTCTCCTCCGTCTTTGCCAATTTGACAATAGGCGCAATATTCACAATCAAAATGTGCCATAATGTTTCTTTCTATTTGGAGTTTTTCTGAATAAAATGCTATCTTGGTTGATTCAACCGACGCGGATTGAATTGCACTGTACATCCGAATAAGTTTTCAGATTCATTTAGTCGGCAAACGAGAGCAAGACGAAACGCCTTGTATGGTGTTCCTCTAAACCCACGCATGTATTTATCTACACTACTCCACACGATATGCCAATTATAGAGGTCATTCGAGCCATATAGTACCTGTCGTATATTTTCTCTTTTAAAGAAACCTCTCTGAATGATTGTATCAATAGTTTTAAACATATTCGGATCATCCAACTTAAATGGCCGAGTAATAATCAATGTTGTAGCTGAATCGGCAGACGGAGTAGTGAAATCTACCAGTACAGGAATAGTGGACTTGGTCTCTACTCCTTCTTCGTTCACTATTACCTTTTCTTTGGTGGACATTGCAAGGGCTTCGGGATAGGAATTAACATTGTCATCTATGTCAGATAACATCATACCCCACGCATGTGATTTGAGTGAATATACATAGGCGTAACGTACATTGGGATTATATACTATAATATGCTGATGTGTGTAATCGTATATCATTCGGCATGAAGTAAGGAAATCAAGAAATGGCAAGAATGTAATATCGGAAGCTACAAGTTGTTCTCTGTCGTTCGCCTTACCGTTGAATACGGAGATAAGTCCCTCGTATCTTGGAAGGTCTGCTACGGAGAAAGGTTTCGGAGCATTAATAGAGTCTGTAATACATTGTGCTTGAGAACCACTGATAAGCATAATGCCTCGATTGGTGGCGAACAGTACTGCGGTATCAATTTGCGTTATGCTATTTGCATTGATACACACATCACGAGTAATAGGTTGCTTTGCTGAATATGTTCCGGTACTTGATACTTCTAACGCCCATATACCTTCGGATGTAAATGCGTATAGAGGGAATTGTCCGAACTGTCCTTCTGACAAAGCCTTAGCTGCGGCACAAATACCTTGTATTTTTCCTGTCCCAACTGTGTTGATACCGAGTAAAGGAAAAACAAATGGATTGTTTACTTCGGAAGTATATATTTTATTGACTATATCAATTGTGCGGTCTTCTCTGCTTGACGCTGTCGGATATATGGTGGTTTCCTCTTTCTCTCCTAAATCATTCCACCCAGCGAAATAAAATGCGCCATTCAGGAAATTATGTTTATCCAAAGGGACTTCATAACAATCATAACTTACGTACAAGGAACGTACAATAATGGCTTTATACGCATTTGTGTTTGGATAGTAGAAAAACAATATCGGTGCGTTATAACCGATTGACGCTCCTTCACATTGCACGACAATATCTTTTCCGTCTTGCTTAATGAATACATACACCGACACGCTCAACGTAAAATCCATGCCTGTCGGCCCTACATCTCCCCAATTATGTACATAACCGTTGCTATAATTGAACAGGCAGGCAGCAGAGTGTCCCTTGAACAATTCCTTTTTGAGATTGGCAATATTCAAACGGCTATTATATGCAAATGAATATTGTGGAATAATCTTATCGTGACTATCGTAATCATCTGTCATTACTTCTCTTGTAACAAGAGATTGTAAATAATCTTCTTCAACTGTAATGGCAGTGCGTGTTGTGGATAGTTGCTCGACCTTGATACTTTCAAGAAAATAGAACTGTGAACAATCTTTAATATCGTTCTTTACATCATCTACGCTTCTTGCCGGAATCATAAGACGGCCTGTCGGATATGAAAATGTACTTGGGTTATATGTAAACGCATATAATTTACGAAAATCGTGCTTTTGGTATCGTAATGGATATGTTGTGGTACTTGCCGCTTGATTGGTATGCTTGCAGACGCAATAACAGTCACTATCATCTACTCTCTTGAATCGTGTACATTCTCCGTTTTGATCGTAGGTATATATCGGCTTTGAAATAAACACATCTACTGAACTCACAATATCTTTCCATTTCAACAAATTTGAGAGTTGGTATTCGTTTGCAACTGCATAATCGAGTGTATGCAACATCCCGACGACTTGTAATTTGGCATTTGTATATGACCCTTTTCCTGTAATATGTGTATAAAATACCTGCGGAGCAAGGTCTGATGAGGCAATCATGAGTATAGGTGCTGAATGCTTAGTCAATGAACCGTCATACAATCGATAGGCATAACGGAGCAGAAACGGATAGATAAACTTTCCTTTATTTGTCGAATTGTCTGCAATGAATTTATTCACCTTAGCCAAAACTTGTGATGTTATTCTCGATTTGTTTGAATCTGAAAACTCATTCCATAGGCTATCTTCTCCAATGCTATCAAAAGAAATTTCAAACTCATCGGTTCTTTTCATTTCACCTTGCAATCCAAAAGACAATGGGCATTCGGGTATTTCTGTTCCTAAGTACAAATAACCGTCTGTGTCTCCTTTCCATAGGAAATAGTGCATTCCGTCTGATGCAAGGACAATCAGCGTATTGCCAATACTCGTTACCTGATATATTCCAGATGAAGGGAACGAGCGCAGAGTAGTTTGTATATCTGAGTTCTCCCCCAACCAGCTTAACTGCCCATTTACGTTGAGGATAATATAATGTTTGAAATTGGATGTCTCGTGAACATATTTCACTACATCTCCACTTGCAAGTTCCAATACGTCCGAAGGAGGTAATACAGGTTTGAGTGTTCCATCTTCCGGTACGACATTGATAGCTGCCGCCAAATCTCCGTCGTTGTTTTCATAGTCAGAGGGATTGGCCGTATGTCCGTTATATTTCAATTCTTTTATCATAGAATGATGTATTTGATAATTATTGGCAATGCACAACCGTAAACCGGGAGAGATACGGGTGTGCCAACACACAGCTTAACTTTATCGGTAACTTTGCATTCTCTGAGGATAGCACTGCATAGCTTTTTAGACCATAACCGATAATGATTTCCTTTAATATTCGAGCGAAATACCATTCCTTCATGGCGTCCGACAGTAGGAATACGATGTTTTACATATAAATAATATTCGTCTCCTCCACACATTACATCAACAACATCGCCATGTTGCAATGCGAGTAATTTTGCAACGCGTGCGGTGATGTCAATTTGCCCCGAAGAATAAAATATAATGTCAGCTTTGCGAGTATTTCCTAATATGCTTATCATGAGGCTTATCTATTTGGTAATAAAATTTTCCTTGCCATGTTTTATGTACAGAAACAGACAATTTTACACGTAACGTATCATTCATTCTGTAATCGTAGAGTATACGTCCGACAGACGGGCAAAGTGTTTCAAATCCTATACATCGGTACTTATCATTGTACTGAATATCGCATAACTGTGTTGGTTGCTTGATGTCCGGATTTGTCATAAACCCAAACATTCCTGTATGTGTCACTTTGAACACAAAAACACGAGCTGTTTCACCCTCTTTGGCATTCTTTTTAATGTGAGTGAACAATGCTTTTGAGAGTGTAACAGAATTGTCGGCAGGGTCAACAATGACATAATACCAAAGAGACTGCCACCATATTTTTAACTTTTTGATTATCATAGAGCAAAAATATAATGAACGGTTTGTGAATATGGTTTAACTTTTGATTGCTGAATCGAGATAGACCCGACGAGAGCGGAATGAGATTGTCTCTATAAACTGAAACGACAATGTGGTCTCTATGTCCCGCCTGTGGCGGTCAGCGGCTTGTTTTGTTGCAAAGATATAGGAGCATATCTCCTGTTTAGTCGTACCTTTAGTGGCAACGATGTTCGCATAATACTTGCGCCCGAAAAGGAACGCAATCACTTCTTTCAATACTGTTGAGTTCATATCTGTGTATTTAATGTTAAGCTATATGTTCTGTTTGACTTTCCTCTTTTGTTCTTGAGTACTGCCCATTTTTGACAGGCTCTGACACAATGCCTCGCAAAGAACGCGAGCCATATTTACTTCAACGGCATTCCCGATGAACTTCTTTTGGTCTGCCTGTGAACCGAGCAACACGTAATCTTCGGGAAAGCCCATTATCTTTTTGAGTTCGGGAATTTTCAGCATACGCATCTTGATGTCAATAATGCCGTATAAAGCCATAAATTCCTTGATTTTCGCAGTCATTGGGCTGTCAGTTGAATAGACCTCAATCACGGCTCTTCCGCCCTCAGTAGTTACTAAATACGGTGGCATTTTATCCATTCGGGCAATCAAAGTGAAACACGGCTTTTCAATTGATCCGCCATTGTTCCTGTATTGAGGGTTCATCAGATAATGCCTTTTTACTGTTACGAGATTGAATTTGGGATTTGTCGTTACCGTGTTCGCTGGAATTTCCACAGAAGCTGCTGTACCGTTTCCGTACTGCATATCAATGAACTGCTCCGACTGAATAAGCGCAAGATGCCCAACTGTTCTAACAACAGGAGAGGGCATTTCAACAGAATGATTATGCCCATTCCCATAATATGCCGATATAAAAGCGTGGTGGTCTATGCAAGTTATCGTCCCGGCTGGCTCGTTTATGGAACTGTTCTTACTTTCGGGATGTCCGCTGTATTGCTTAGAAAGGAAAGACACCTGTGCAACCCCAAGCCGATTTTGCGTTGCCACAGTTGGGCAGTATTCGTCAATACCTGGCGCATTATATTTTCCTTTTCGGCTCATGGAGTTATATTTGACAAGAAAGGCATCCTTGCCTCCGGCTATAAACTTTACCAGTCCTGCATATATCCGTTCCAAGGTCTTTTCCGAAAGCGGCTTCTCACGGAAAATCGTCTTTCCTTCATCCTCGAAGTCAAGGACATCCTTAACTGGTCTCCACTTCTTCAAGCTCCCGAATAATGTTTCTGAACCATCCTTACAATGTGTAGGCGTTGGAAACACGATAGGCAAATCATCCTTTGCGAAGATGCCAAAAAAGCGTTTACGACTTGTGTATGCCCCATAGTCGGCAGCGTTCAAAATTCGGTGGTCAAACTTGTACCCATAACGCTTTACGTTACGCACCCAACGAGTGTAATTCTTTCCCTTATCCATTGAGATTGGCTTCCCATTCTCATCCATGTCGCCCCAACTCATAAACTCTTCCACGTTCTCAATCTGAATGTAGTCCGGGTTGATTTCCTCAATGTATCGGAATAAATGTTCAGCAAGTGTCCGGCTGTCTGCATCTCGTGGCAGTCCTCCCTTTGCCTTTGAAAAGTTGGTGCATTCAAGAGAAGCCCAAAGAACAACTAATGCACCAGGATACTCCTTGCGTTTCTTCTCCGTATGCGCAACCAGCGGAGACAGCTCTAATGTGCGGATGTCCTCCGTATAATGCACCGCCTCCGGGTGATTTGAAGCATGAGAGGCTATCGCATTCGCATCGTGGTTCACACATGCTATAACCTCCGCACACCGCACACCGTTCAGTCTCGCAGCACTCACTCCTGTAGATGTGCCACCTGCACCGCAAAACAGGTCTATGTATAATAGATTCATAATCTTTCTCCCAGTTTGATGATGAATACAAGATTGTCCGGTGCGCCCCATTCGGGACGACCTTTCCCAATAGATATGTTATTAATCTCGAAGGTCATTGTCGTTGATGTATAGCCTCGATGTAATGTTACATGAGTGTATCCTCCTGAAATTTTAATAAAATCGTTAGTATTTTCACAACGTTTGGGATAAAGGCAGTGGAATACATTAGTTATATCATTCAGTACATACGATCCCCTACCACACCATCTGATACACTTCATGATTCGTTTGCACCAATATGGCTTCAACTCTCGGTATTCCTCTTTCTTATCGCCATTTGCGATGAGGTCATACCACTTATGTTTCAGCACCAAATCAAGTGTTTTCATTCTCACCCCCTAACAAACTGTCATTCATTTGTTTAATCTGTCTTTTTAAATGCTTTATGTGATTTTTCAGTACACGTAGAGCTGCTCTATAACTAATGTTATATACTCTTGCTCCTTTGTTAGCAAATTTGCCATTTTCAAAGTACGGTATTTCAATTTGGATACTACCATGTACATGGTAGTCTTTGTCTATAATATCAGGAACACGTCCATCTTGCGTCTTAACAAACTCTTCCAAATCATTTACAATTCCCTCTGTGGTCTCTATTTGTGCATAAAGATTATAGAGTAACCTTGCATCTTCTTTTGTTATCATTTTAAATACAGTTTATTGATTGTAAAAATAGCAGTGTAGGGACAAGCCTCTACACTTAACTTACCTATCACTCTTTCGATTTGAAACAGAAACTTATCCAAAGTTTGGCGAATTGCTTACTTGCATAGGCTGCAAGTTTTTCGCTTTTAAAAGTCAACAGAGCACCGAAATACGCATTTGTGATTGAAGATGAGTAGCCCGCATACACATAGGCAAAACCACTCTTCACATACGGAGAATTACCAAATAGCAAAATACAATGGTGTTTATCTTCCTCTGACAGTTTATCATAATGCTCTTTGGTGATCAGGTCATACCAAACAGTCCAGCGTTTTTCTCCTTTTATAAACTGAGGTTTCCAACCTTCGTTCAAGGCGGTGACAATTATACGGAGTTTAATGTATGCTCGTAAATCCCAAGAGGGCATTCTCGCTGTATCGGCGGCCATATCAATCATATATCGGAACTCTTTTACGAGTTGGTGTCCTTCACCAAGAATATTCAGTGCATCTTCGAATGTCTTAATACGTTCTGTTATATCCTGCGGTTTGAAAAAATCTTTACCAAACAGGTTTTCGAGCATTTCTTTTTGTTCTTTATTTGCGTTGTTGTACGCATTGATTACATCCTTCTGAGGAATGTTTATATTCTTGTTTTCCATATCAAAATTTGTAATTGATGTTTTGACAATTGTTATTTTCATTTTTACTTTTTATTTGTTGGTTCGTAATGAGGACATAGCTTTGTATCTGGATTATAAGCAGGTGGAATCCACCACAATTTTACATCGGGAGGATTGGGTAAATAGCGACGGAAATTTTTCCGAATTGGGCAAGTAACACCTGAGCAATAGGCATAATCAGTATTCATTTTAATAATGTTTTTTGGTTCTACAATTTTCTGAATGATTGCTCCGTACCGAAATTGACAATATGCATCATTTCTCGAAAACGGTCAGCAATACGTTCATCATAATATTGGGCTATTTCTTTTGCCGTAAGATTGGATGAAACCAGTGTGCAGAATTGTTCTTCATACCGGAAAGAGAGCATATCCATTGCCGCAGTTACGTAATCGCCATAATGAATACTTTCTTTCGGTTCAGAACCGAGATCATCTATTGCGAGTATCTCAATTTCACGCAACCTTTTGTACCGTACCACATCAGAGGTATTATCACGTGTAGGATTGTTGTATGCTTTGGCTAATAAAACAAGCTCTTTTGCCGATACCATCATGTAGCCGCGTACGGGATATGTATCTGCCTTGCTACTATACCCCTCATCTGAGCGCAAATAGTTTATCAAATTTTGCAATGCACGTAGAATGGTAGTTTTTCCATTGCCAGCACCACCACATAGAAACAGTCCGAAAGTGGAGGCTTCTGATGTAATCCAATTGGAAATGTCCCATAGGTGTTTTTTGTATTGCTCGGTGGCATTGAACTCTCTGTGTCGATGAGCAACTTCCACCCTACACGCTTCATAGAGCATAGTGTAAACCTGCTTGGCGGTATATGGCAATCTAAAACGAGTTACCGTATGTTTTCTCTTCATCAGATTTGAGAAGATTACCTCTGCGTTGATTTCGTCCGTTGGATTTATCTTTATCATCTTTTTTCCTATTTTTATTTATCACTATTCGCAACCACGAATTGAAATGTTGTTTTGCGTCTTGCAATGATTGATGTCTCTCCTTTCCGTCTGCGATACATTGGACACGAAAATCATCAAGGCACTGTCGCAACTTTTCCATATCCATTGAGTGTAACACTTGGAGTTGGTCAAGCCAGCAATTTTCTTTTTTCAAAAATTCAATTTCTTGGTCGAGTGTAAGTGAATAGGTTTCATTATACGGTGGTAAGCTTGTTTTCGGACTCTCTTTACCCGGTTTGCTCTTGTTACGTGATTTTGCAGGTCGCTGTATCAACAAACTGTAATCTGTTATATTGCAGACCCTACGGCATTGGTTACAAATGCGGCTATAACGTTCCTGAACACCTTTTGATGTCAGCACTCCCTCCGCTTCAAACAGTTCTTTTGAAAACAACCCGAGTGAAAGGCAGGTTTTTATCACCTCAGATATATATGCCTCATCAAATCCCGTTAGCTCCGAGCAAATGAAAGGCAACTCCGTATCCCACTCAATGTAATACCCATTCTTGTAGATATTACAGAGCAGCAGAGCATATATCGTTATGGCTTTCCCACCTTGATACTTGATTAATTTTCGTATTTTTAGGTCGCTGAATATATCTATATCCATAGGAAAATAGTCAAGACCTTTTTTTGAAGTTCGTGCCATACAGACATCGTTTAATATTCATTTCTCAAATAGCTGTCCACCTCACGCATAAAATCGTCGAGCGATCGACAAACCACATACTTATATTCCTCTTGTGAGCAGAGTGTAAGTTGCCACTTCTTTTGCGAATCAGACTGTCTACCTTGAGGAGTTTTCATTTCAATAAGCAATGCACCATAATCGCGGTTGCTTTTTAATAGGATAAGGTCTGCAACTCCTGCCACAACTCCCTCAGCTTTGAGTTTTGCTGCTGTGGTGGCATCTCTTCTACCGCCATTGGGAACAGCGAACAATCTACCGCGAAGTTCGGGATATTGGTAAGCAAACCACCGTACACAAGAACATTGTATTTGGTGTTCCTCATCCTTTGACATTTTACGATGTTTGATAGCCTTCTTTGCAGCCATCAGTTCATCAAAAGTCATTCTATTCGCTGACAGAACCTCAGCGATTGTTACTTTATTCGTTTTTGTCATACTTCGCAGGAAAATAATCCAGAATCTGTGTCTCAGCAATGGAGGTGATTTCATAGTCTGCCATTGAGCCTTTCATTCCCTCGATGAAGCGGTCATAAGCGTTCTTGAAGTCCAATGCTTGTACGAGAATGAAATTTGATGTCTTTTTCTCTGTGCCCGTCTTTTCGTCAAGCGTGATGAACGCTACTTTGACTTTGTAGTAACGGTCACCCTCATCATCAAGAAACAGCTCTGAAATGCGAGGTTTTACAATCTGCGGAATAGTAAACTCGCCACTGATGAAGGGACTCAACTCCTCAATCGTACGGGCTTCTGCTTCGGTAAAGGAAAGTGCGTCGATTAAGTACTGTTCATTTACAGTTTTAATTAGTCCGTTTGCCATTATCTTGTCATAGCGGACGGTGGAAATAAAATACTGCGTATTCATCTGTTCATCCTTTCCTTTAATTCTTTACTTAATACAAGTTTTGCAGAGTTTTGTGCCGGGATTGTTACCACTGTACCTTTACTAATGTTACGAGCTTTTTTAGGTTTTGTAGTAATGGCTTTAAACGTAGCGAAGCCACGAATGAACACGCTCTCACCTTTGATGAGTGACTGACTGATTGCTTCTGCTATGCTTTCGGTTGCAGCTATTGCCTGTGAACGACTTAATGTCGTAGTGTTGACAATATGGTCAACAATGTCATTTTTTCTCATTTGAATTTGAATTAAAAGTAATTATCTTTTTATTTAGTCTCTTTATCAGTTGTCTTATGACCCAAGCACGACACACATTGCGTTGTCCCGGTTGGTTGTCGTACATCACGGCTGCATCTCCGAGATATTTGACAATTTTCTTTATATCCGTTTTGCATATTTCCATTATCCCGAAGCATTTAAGAATGTCTCTACTAATTCATCGAAATACATTTCATCGGTTGGAATTTCATCATCGGAATTCATAATCTCGTTGGCGATGGATTTCTTTTTATGTATAAGTGAGTATATCGTATGGTCGATAGTTCCGCGACCAAGTAGATAGTAGCAGGTTACATTGTCTTTTTGTCCTATGCGGTGCGCTCTGTCTTCACATTGACAACAATCGGCATAAGTCCATGCGAGTTCAATAAATGCTACATTGGATGAGGCTGTAAGCGTGAGCCCCACTCCTGCTGCTTTTATGGAACAGATGATGAGCCGCACATTATCGCAGGTCTGGAACGCATCTACCGCTGCTTGTTTGGATACTGCACTGTCACGCCCAGTAACCGTTACGGCTTTCGGGAAATACTTGGCAAGCTCATCGACTACCTCGTGCAGCGAACAAAACACGATTAGTTTCTTTCCATTGTCAAGGAACGTACGAATAAAATCAACAGCTTGCAGAATCTTTCCTTTTGTGGCTAAGGAACGCAGTGTCATAAACTTTACAAGAGCTTCCATTCGCATTTTTCGACGTATTTCCCAATCTGTACATTCGGTGTATTCTTGGAGATAGGCGGCAAGATCACTCGCTGCAAGGTTATACTCTGCGGCATTAGAAATATCGACATATAAATCAACTCTTGTTTTATCAGGTAGTTGTGGTAACACCTTTGCTTTCTCCCGGCGTATCATACAGGTGTCATAGAGTTGCTTGGAAAGTACGGAAAGAGGAACAGCCGGAACAGCTTTTTTATCTTTCGGATCGGTACAATAATCGGCAATAAATTTGGCACGACCGCCAAACTCATTCAAACGATTCATTATTGAAAGTTGAGCAATCAAATCTTCTGGACGATTGACAACAGGTGTACCCGAAAGAAGTATAACCCAGTCTTTGCCCACCGACAGACCTTTTGTGAAAATTGTTTGCTGTGCCGCAGGGTCTTTTACTCGGTGACTTTCATCGATAATAATAGACTTAAACATCTGTATTTGCGGGCAGAACACCACATCTTTGAGTCGAAACCGCTTACCTGCTTTAATGTCCCACACAAAATATTTGCGTAAGCTTTCATAGTTAACAATAGCCACTTGATGTACACTCATAGAGAGCAGATAGCCCCACGTAGTACGTACGTTATTTTCAAGAACGAGCGCAGATTTATCTGTAAATTTTTCAAATTCTCGTTGCCAGTTGATTTTGAGTGAGGACGGGCAGATGACCAGTGCAGGATATGCGTTTGCGGTATCGACAATGCCAATGGATTGGAGCGTCTTGCCCAGTCCCGGCTCGTCGCCGATGATGATGCGCTTATGTTTCAAACCAAAGCAAATACCTTCTTTTTGGTATGGGTATGGCTCGACACGAAGGTTATGTTGTAATTCGTTCATTATTTGAAATTTTCAATTTCAGTTATTAAATCCTGCTTATCTATTCCCTTTATGTATTTGTATAATACGAGATCTATACATTGGTTATAGAAGCGTTCAAACTCGTGCTGTTCCATCGCCGCAAATGATATGCTTTGATACTCAATCTCTCTTTCACCACGTTCATTATAGGTTGAGGTGTAATAACCTAAATCACGTTTGAACCGGCGTAGCATATCTTCTTCGTTATGGATTTTCCAATATTCTGCAAGATTGCCGGGCAGGTTGTCAAAAGTGAGGCGTACCAATGCAAAGAACTTTTTATGATGTTCATAATTACGAGGATTGCTCACACGACATTTGACCGTAGAGCCTACTTTCAACCTCTTTTTCTTATCGAGGTCACTGTCATACAGTGGAACGAGACCATAGGGTGTGACTTTGCAGAATATATCCATAGTTTTATTTGTATTGAGGTGACAGACACCAATACTGAAACGCCAGTTCCTCGTATTTCTCCCGTCCCCTGTTATACACTTCGTCTCCTCGACTGATAAACTTCTTGAACACTTTACAATTTTTCTTGCTGATGGCATAGATAAAATCACGTTTAGAGCCTGCGATGTCCATATACCATGCACGACTTCTGTCCCAGTCGAAGAAATCGACCGCTTCTTCAAATTGTTGCTGTGTTGCGGCAAAAGTGGTTTTTAGGTCGCCACCGAAAGCTCCGAGCCACCAATCCCATTTGCACCTTGTATCAAGCATGAAAGGGAAATCGCAATACTTGAATTGTTGTGCCTTATTTACCATAAACTTTTGCGTTTCGGCAATTTCGAGCACCTTTTCAAGAAAGGTGTCGCGGCGAGCTTCTATACGAAGAGCTTTTTGCATTTCTTGTGCGTGCCGGAACTCATCATTGGTATATTGTTCGTCATCTACCGTCAGGCGATAATAATCTACTCGTGCCGGTTCGGTGATAATTGCATCTACTAATGTTCCAAAACGAAATGCGGCTTCTTTGTCACCGAATTGCATTCGCGGATGAAGAATATTTTTCAATTCGGTGAGGTCAGAGTTACTGACCTCACTGCGACTGTAATAACTATCGGGATTGTGATCCATCTTACACTGCTTTTACATCGTCAACGTAGGTTACACTTTCATCCTCAACAAATACACCCTCTTTGTTGGCAAGTTTTTCGCAAAATGTGATTTGCTTCTTAAACATCTTGGCAAGCTCAACAGTAGAAAGGGTACATCCTTCTTTACTCCACCACAGGGCAAGTATTGCCATAATACCTTCGGGATTGAGTAGCTCAATTTTCTGTGAGACTTTCGCTTTGGGTTGATAGCCTTGTACGATTGCTTGTGCAGAGAAAAGATTATCCACTTCGGACTGTTTACGTGCCAACTCCATTCTTTGCCGTTCTTCTTCCTCTTTACGTTTGCGTTCAGCTTCCTGTTCGGCAGCTTCTTTTCTTTGCCGTTCTTCCATTTCAGCTTTAATTCGCGCGGCCTCAGCAGCATCAGCCTGTGCCATACGTTCAAGATTGGCTTTTTTGGAGGGGAGGCGGTCGAGAATGTAATCTTTGTTATCTTGGATTTCAGTTGCATACATGTCGGTGAACTTCTTAGCAAGGCGTTCTCTGGTTTCAAGTTCGACATTACGCAGCTCATCAACCGTTATACCTGCGGGTATGCGAATAAGGGTATGTAGGTTGAAGAACCAATCGGCAGGAACTGCGGTTGAATAGTGTTGTACTTCATCATATATTGCTTGATAGTTGTCGAGCGTTACACTGCTATCCAGTGTGGTCAGATGATTGATTGCCTGATTAAGCAACGTAGTGAACTGAGAATTGAAATCATCTTCAACGTCCTGTTTCATCTTAGTACGGGCTTGTTCTGCTTGTTGCCGGGCAAATTCCTCTCGACGGCGTGCTTCCTCTTCTGCTCGTTTCTTTGCCGCGTATTGATTTCTAAACTGTTGTAACTTGTATGGAATGGTATCTGCTTTCGTCGGGTCAATCATGTTTTCAATTACTGTAAACTCTCGTCGGATTTCATCAAAGAGTTTAGTAACTGGCGAACGTTTTTCATTCATCTTTTTAACTGTCTTCCGAGCCTTCTCAATGAACAAGGCCGCTTGCTGATCGAGTTCGTCGGTCATGCCGTCTCGCATGATTGTGTCGATAATATTTTGTCCGGCAGATATACATCGCTCACACGATAATTTATTGTCTTTGTACGATTGCGGAGCTGCAGACACAATTGTCTGTATATTCTCTTGCTTGACTATTGCTAATTCTTGTGCCATAATTTCAGAATGTGAATTGTTAGAAAGTATCATCGTTATCTCCTTGTTCGGCAGGATTAATGGTTACACCTGCCGACATATCAGGTTGAGGTGCAAAATGCTCGTCTTGCTTTGTATGTGGTTGATGTTGTTCTTCATCAACGCCACCATAAGGGTTAAAACCTTCGTTTTGTTGTGTTTCAATGATTTCAGATTCAAGTGCAGTACCTTTACCTATGTTAAGTTTAGGATAGGTTTTGAAAGCGTGCTTTACACACTTTGCCATAAGGAAGCCCGTATCTATCTGACCATCTTTTCCATAGAGTTCATTGGACTTTGTTATCCATTGCTGTGTTTTTCTGTCGAAATAAGTGTTCTGTCTGTCGGAGTAACCTTTCAGGCGCAGCCAATCCTGTTCGGTCATTACAGAGTAGTCAATTGTACCGTCAGCCCGCGTGATTTTCAAGAAGCAAGCCACGATTTTATTGCTCTTGTGGGGAAAGGCAGACATGTAGTTTACTACTTTCTGTCCGTTCTGTTCGCCAAATTCAAAGCGATCACCTTCATACACAATTACGGGATTATCTGCATGGCGAATCTGCCCGGCATTTTTACGGAGTACCAATTCACCATAACCGGAAATGGCAAGATTACAGGCTTTTTCCCAAATATCGTTGCCTTGTGCATCCATTCCTGTTTTGACAGAACGGGGAATAAGGTAACAAAGAGCCTGTGCTCCGGGAGCAAGAGTAAGTCCTCGTACTGCAAGGTCAATGAATGCGTAAAAGACTGAAGTACCGGAGCAATCTCTCAAACTGGGTTTGTCTCTTAACTGTTGGTTGAAGTAGATAGCCTCACGTTCATAGACCTGCTCGCCCCCTTCTTTCCAAATGGAGTTATACACGTTGATGAACTGATTACGCACGCGTTCGTTGCGTATTACATCGGTTGCTTTCATCGATTGCAACTCTTTTGCTAACGTCATTGTATCGCTCATAATGCTAATACTTTAAGTTTATAATACAGTTTGTTATCACTTTGTAGAAGGAGCAGGAATCGAACCTGCGACCTGCTGCTCTTGGCCATTATGGGTGCGCACCGCCGCTCTATCCTCTGAGCTATCCTTCCTTATAGTTTGAAATAATCTTGTTTCTTTCGTTGGAGTAATCTTAATTCTGCAGTACAATACTCGATTTTTCCCGGACGTTTTGCAGGGTTTATTCTACCCTCTCTACGCCACCTGTCCACGTTACCACGACCGAACATCGCATAAGCCTGTCGTTGGCTGATAGTTTCGGGGTCGTTACGTGCTTCGGCAAGCATTTTAACAACCGTTGCCGCCACATCGTTAACGAATATGTTATAGGTTACTGACTTATCGGAGAAATCGAGTTGCAACATCGAAAACTGATTTAAGATTACTTATCACATTCTTCTCGCATTTCTTTCCAAGAGATTCGAAGTAAATACCACGTCAATACAAGCAATATGAATGCAACAATAAAACCGATGAACGATGTAATGTTCCCCTTAGAGATATGTGCTATAACACCGATGGCGGTAGACACAAACATTATGCAGGACAATACAAATTGTGTTATCGTAAAAAATCTTTCTCCCATAAGAATTTCTATTTTTTTGTTGAACATTGAGGTTGTTTTGAATGCTCTACGTACCTTTTAAGCAGATTGCAGTAACGACCATTCAAACTATTATGTGCATTCGGGCAAATTGCACAGGTAGAGTTCGTTCGTGTTCCCATTCTGATAACTTTTTACGGTTATTTTTTCTCTTGTCTGAAAAGTAAAGTTTTGGTTGTATCAACATCGATGAAGTTTGTCCATCCGGCTTCATGCAACGCAATTGCCGCTTCTTTGATTGTTATTGAACCATTTGATACTTTGTCTCTTAGTGATTCTAATATATTTTTCATTGTTCCTTTATTATTTTAACCGGGTTACTACTATGGTGCGCTTTTCGCGGTCGGTTTCTGTTTGATACCTACGGTCGAGAATTAAGCCGAGATCTGACGCCTGTGCACGTACACTCTTGGTTTTTGATATGTGGAAAACAATCTTTTCGCCGACTTCCAAATCTGTTAAAGCTGGGCGTACCTTTACTTGATTTTCTGCCATTTTCTTTTATGTTTATTGTTTATTGTTTAACTTTATGAAGCAAAACTAATATATTTATTCGTGACGAACAAATATTTTCGTCAAAAAATTTAGTATAAACGAAATTAAATTTTAGTATAACGGTATAAATACCTGTAAAACATGAATTTAGAAATAATCAGAAAGTTGAGTGAAAATAGAAGTGGTGGGCTAAAAAAACTTGCTACTGATGTTGGAATGAGCGAACAAAATCTGCATAGGTGTATTAGGAACAACAAGATTCAAGCGGCTGACTTAGAAAAGATTGCTTTTTTATTGAAAACAGACATACGAATATTTTTTGATGATGAAGTTTCTAAGCTATCAAATAATTCAGTCGAAACAAATGGGGATTTTAGTCCGGCCTCAATGCTTGGTAATGTATCAGTAGGTGCGGATGCGATTCTTGCAGAACGTGTAAAGCATTTGGAAGAGCTACTTGCAGAAAAGGAAAGAGTGATTAAGATTTACGAAAGAATGATGGAGGACAAGAGATGATAGTTGCCTCCGTTGTAATGCTCCTTGTTATTGCTACAACTGCCCATTGTGTGGTTGGAGCAGTAGAGGAAGGTTGGAATCTATCTCTTTCTAATTTATCCAAAAGAATATGGGAAGTTATTACAAGCTTACTAATGCTTGGACTTGTTTTCGCATTAAGTAAATGTAGCTGTACTTTTAATGAAAAATATTCTCCAAATGGAGAAAGCACAATGGAACATTATGAACCAAGATAAAAGATATAAAGCAAAATCTAAAAATGGCCACTAATGAACGACTTACACACATTCAAATTTCACAGACGATAAAAGTATTGTTTTTCGCGGTTGCGTTGATTATAGCCTTTCTTTTTGCCCTTAACGGGCGATATATGAAAGTTGACAATGAATATTATTTCGACAAATGGACAAAAACAATGTTGGAGATAAAAAGATACGAAATAGTCGAATAAAAAGTAGTGTTAACAAATTGTTGTACAACATCTCACAAATCATTGAAAAGCAATAATAATTGGCTGCCGCACAAGCTGCTATTGAAT